AGGGCCTTGGCGGGAAAGTGGATAAGCGACTGTTTGAGACGCTGACCGCTACCGGATCTTCGGCCAGCATTCCCGCCGACGGCGGCTTTGCCATCGCGACGGCGTTTTCGGACCTGCTGCTGCGGCGGGCGCGCGAAACGGCTAGGATCTTCCCGCTGGTGAACGAGATTCCGATGGACGAGGGTTCGGACTCCATCGACCTGCCGTATATCGACGAAACCAGCCGCGCCAACGGTTCGCGCTGGGGCGGCGTCCAGGCGTACTGGACCGGCGAAGCTGACGCGCCGACGGCTACCAAGCCCAGATTTTCGCGCCACGAATTGCGGCTGGAATCGCTGAAGTGTCTGACTTATGCCACGGAACGCCTGCTCCGCAATGCAACGGCCATGGGCGCGGTGCTGGAAAACGCCTTCGCTTCCGAAATTGCGTTTAAACTGGATGACGCTATCTGGCGCGGCAACGGTGCTGGTATGCCTCTCGGCTTCAGCGTGCAGAATTACGGCGCGCAGTTGCTCGTGCAGGTTGCCAAGAAGTCCGGCCAGACCGCCGACACCTTCGTCATCGAAAACGCTACGGCCATGCTTTCTCGCCTGCTGCGCGATCCCGGCGACCGCATTGCTTGGTTTTGCAACCCGGACACGATCGGCCAATTCCCGCTGCTGACCGTAGGGACTCAGCCGGTGTTTTTGCCGAACAACAGCGCAGTTGGCTCCATGCAGTACGGCACCTTCTTTGGTTTCCCCGTGATTGTTGTTGAGCAGGCCGAGACGCTCGGCGACGCCGGGGATATCGTACTGGCCAACATGAGCAAGTACGTGATGATTACGCAGGGCGGCCTTCGCGCCGCGCAGTCGATGCACGTTCGGTTCATCTTTGACGAGATGACGTTCAAGTGGAGCTTCGACGCCAACGGCCAGAGCAGCGTTAAGCAGCCTATCACTGCGTTTAAGGGTCCGAATTCCTTGTCGCCCTTCGTGACGACTGCGGCCCGCGCCTAACCCATAACACCGGAGCGGGCGGCGCAAGTCGCCCGCACGAAGGAGACCCATAATGCCTCGCTATGAACTATTGAACAATTTGCACTTTGTCAAGGGACTCGATCCCGTGGCCGACGCTTTCGCGGGCACAGTTACTTCGGACGTCGTGAGTCTGGAAAATCATGAAAGCGCCATTTTTCTTGTCTACAAGGGCGTCGGCACAACTGGCACTTCGACTATCACTGTCGAGGCCTGTGACGACTTCGTCCCGACCAACACCAGCGCTGTGGGCTTTCTCAGCAAGTCCATCACGTCGACCGACATTCAGGGCGCGATGACGACCCGCGCGGCGGCCGGTTTTACCACGACCGCTGGTAGCAGCCAGATGTACGCGATTCAGGTCAACGTCGAGGAGTTGCAAGCCAGCGGCTACCATTGCGTCCGGCTCAAATGCGTCGAGGTTGTCGATTCGCCTGTTTTGGGCGGCATCGCTATCGCTCTGGCTGGCCCGCGCTTCGGCGGATCTGCTACCGCAACCGAGATTGCCTAACACATGGATTTACGTCTCCAGCTAGTGACCGGCCCGACCGGCTACCCGCTCGAAGCGGCTGACCTCGAAGCGCACTCCCGCGCCATGGGCCAGCCGCTAGAGCAGCTGGAGCCGTATTTGTTCGCGGCAACCGACCATATCGAAACGATTACCAACCGCCGCTGCTTGACGCAGACCTGGAAGCTTTTCATGGACTGCTTTCCAGGCAGCGGCATTATCCACCTGCCGTACTCGCCGCTGGTGTCGGTCGCGCACGTCAAGTACACCGACTCGACCGGCACACAGCGGACGTTTGCGGCAACCGAGTATGGCGTATCGACGGCGCGGACGCCGGGGGCCATCGTCCTGGAATACCAGAAAGACTGGCCTACCGACACGCTCCGCAACACGGACCCAATTGAAGTGCAGTTTACGTGCGGCTACGGTCTGCCGACACAGGTACCGCATCAACTGCGCCAGGCGATTCGTATGTTGGCGGCGCATTTTTACGAGCATCGCGAAGCGGTCATCATCGGCACGACCTCCGCGATTGACGAAAAGGAACTGCCGTTTGCGGTCTCGGCGCTGATTGCGCCGTTTCGGGTGTGGTTATGAAAGCAGGCGCCTTGCGACATCTAATCATCATTCAAGAGCCGACGATTGCCGTGGACGCCAACGGCGACCGGACAGACACCTGGACCGAGTACGCGACGACCTGGGCTAGTATCGAGACCGGCAACGGGCGCGAGTTTTTCGCGGCGCGGCAGGTCATGGCCGACCTTACCCACACGATCCGGCTACGGTACGTCGAGGACCTCAAGCCCGAGATGCGGGTTAAGTACGTTGACCAGAAGACCGGGAAGACGCGCTATTTCAACATCCGCACTATCCTGAACCCGGACGAGCGCAGCGAGATGCTGGTCATGCAGGCGTTAGAGGTGCTTATCTAATGGCACGGGCGCGCAATATCAAAGTCGAGGGGCTGGACGAACTGACGCAGCAGTTCAATAAGCTGATGGCCACGGCCGAAGGCCCGGCGCTGCAGGACGCCATTTTGCAGGGTGCGCGAATGCTTGAAGACGAAGTCGAGCGCCGAGCGCCGATTGCGGCGTATCCAACGAAGAGGTTTGGTCACGTTTACAAGCCGGGCGATTTAAAAGAGTCAGTTCAGGCGGCCAAAGGTCGCCAGCATAAAAACTTCCTACAGGCCTACACTTTCACCATGAAAAACCTTGCGCCGCACGCCTACATGGTCGAGTTCGGCACCAAGGCGCACACGATTAAAGGCAAGAAAATGCGCATTCGCGGCGCGGCGTTCAGCTGGCTGGCGCGGCTCGGCGACCAGGTCCGCACAAAGATTCAGCACCCTGGCGCACGGCCCGCGTTTTTTTTCCGCGACTCGATCAAGGCCAAGCGCCTGCAGATCAAGCGACTTATCGAAGCCCGCGCTAAGGCCGCGTTTGAAGCGATCGCGAGGGCCGCGTGAGACTTTACCAGGCGCTGTACAAGTATTTGCAGACGCAAGCGCCAGTAACAGCGCTGGTGGGCACGCGGGTATACGACGCGCACGCGGACCAAGGCCGAGCGACTAAGTACCCGTGCATCGTGGTGGAGATGATTGACGACCAGCAGTTTCATTCCATCGGGGCGAATCCGACGGCAACGCGCCGGCCGATCAACATCTACTGCATGGCGCAGGGCAATGGCAAGGCGAGCGACGACCTGGCCGACATCGTCTACACCGCCATCATGGGCCAGGAAGCGGCCATCACCACGGCCAGCGGCCTAACGGTTCGAAGCACGCACTTGAACGGGCGCAGAAACGAGTACGAGGACGCGCTCGAAACAGACAAGAAACTTTACGCAACGGTTGTTGAATTTGACATTATTCACGACGTCTAAGGAGCAAAACTATGGCAATTCTCGCTGGCAACGCAGGCAGTTTCCGACTCACCACCAACACAGTGCTGGAGATCGACACATGGACGCTGGACGTGTCTACCGGCCTCGAAGAGACCCAGTCGTTCGGCGACACCTGGAAGGAGCGCACGGCCACCATCCGCGAGTTCAGCGGCACGGCAAGCGGCCGCTTCGACAACGCTGACACGAACGGCCACGTCGCATTGAGTACGGCGTTCTTGGGCGGTACGAGCGTTAGTGCGCGGTTTTACATCAACGGCACGAATTACTACTCTGGAACTTGTTTTGTGCAGGCAAGCCTTAACGCCAGCGAGAACGGGCTGGTGACCGCGAGCTATACGTTCACCGGCAGCGGCGCGCTGACGTACACCTAGACCTAGGAGGCCACCATGGCAGTTCTCGCAGGCCGCAACGCAGATATCTACCTCGCCACGGGGGCGGGCACCAGCATGACCGGACAGGCGACGACCGCGCTAGGCGGCGGCGTCTACCAGATCACGCTGGCCGCCCGCCGGGCGATTAACCCCAACGACTCGCTGACCGTCCTTGACGGCGTGACGACTGTTTCGCCAGCGCTTTACCAAGTTGCCTGGGGTAACGGAAAGATTGTTTTCCCGAGCTACACGCCCGCTGGGGCAATCACCGTCACTGGCTCGTTCCTGACGCTGTCGAAGGCGGCGCAGGGCACCGACTGGACCTTAGACATTACGCCGACACTCGAAGAGGTCCAAGTGTTCGGCGACGCCTGGAAGTCGCGGGCCGTGGTGCAGCGCGAGGGTACTTGTACCTTCGGCCGGTTCTACGACGACGCGTACTTTGTCACGAACTCGGCCAGCTACTACGTCATTGACCTTTACGCCGACTTTTCGAACACGGTCCGTTGGCGGTTTGGCGCGTCGCAATCGTCCGTGGGCATTAGCGTCGGCGAGAACGAGATCATCCGCGAGAACGTATCTTTCTCGACCATCGGAATCGTAGACTATTAGGTATGAAGACCCTTGCCGACCGCATCTTAGCGGTGCAACTTAAAACGGAAGTGATCGACGTGCCCGAATGGGACGCGAAGATTGGAATCACCGAGATGGACGCTGGCCAACGCATCCGTTTCGGAGAAGATGCGAAGCGCACACCGGCGCTTGCCATGGTGCGGCTGTTGATCGCTTCGGCGTTTGACCCGGAGACGGGTAAGCCGGTGTTCGAGCAGGCCCACCAGGACGCGCTGCTGAAGATGTCCGGCAGCGTGATCGACCGCGTTGTAACGGAAATCTGCCGCATCTCTGGCCTAACCGAGAACGCGGCGGCTGAAGCCACAAAAAACTAACCGGCGAGCGTAAGTTTGCGTTTGCGCTCGCCGAGCACCTACACATGACGGTTGGTCAGTTGTTGGCGACGATGTCATCGAGCGAGTTTTCCGAATGGGGAGCGTATCTGGACATGAAGCACCAGGAGCAGGAAAAGGCATCGAAAGAAGCGGCGGCTAAGGCGCGAGGTCGCCGCTAATGCCTGTACTCAGCAACCTGATTGTCCGCATCGGGGCCAGCACCGACGACTTCGATAAGAAGATCAACGCTTCGCTCGGCAAGATGAAGCGGTTCGCGTCAGAGGTTAGCCAAGTAGGCCAGTCGCTTTCGATTGGCCTTTCCGCTCCGCTAATTGCCGTCGGCACGGCTGCGCTTAAAGCGGCATCAGACATGCAGGGGCTGTCGAATGGACTCACGGCTACCATGAAGTCCACCGCCTTGGCAGCGGCGGAGATGGAGCGGCTGAAAGAGGTTGCCAGGCTTCCAGGAATCGGCTTGGAAGACGCGGTAAGGGGATCAATTCGACTGCAAATTCTCGGCACGAGCGCTGACGAATCTCGTCGAATCATGATGGAGCTTGGCAATGCGCTGGCGACCGTTGGCGGCGGCCGCGAAGACTTTTCGGAAGTCATCCGGCAGTTGTCGCAGCTAGGTGCAGTCGGTAAGGTCACCAAGGAGAATCTTGACCCGATCATCGAGCGGATCCCGCAGATTGCCGCGATCATCAAGGAAAGGTTCGGCGCGGCAGCACTGGGTGACCCTGCAAAAACCTTTGAGAAGCTGGGCATTTCGTCCCAACAATTCATTCGCATTGTTACGGATGAGTTGGCCAAGGGCGAACGGGCGTCCGGCGGCATGAAGAACTCATTTGAGAATCTTCGCGACGCCGCAAAGCAGACTGCGGCAGCTTTTGGCGAGTCGCTGAAGCCAGCCGCTGAGTTTATTTTGAAAGAGTTCCTGATTCCTGGCGTCGACAAAGCGAAGTCAATGGCCGACGCATTCAACACTTTGGACGACGGCACAAAGAAGCTGGCAGTATCAATGGCCGCACTGGGTGCTGCCATACCGCTGGCGCTAGTGGCTTTCGGCACGGTGGCGGAGAAGGCGCTTGCGGCCGGTCAAGCGGCGCTGAAGGTGTGGTCGGTTCTGGGCAAGATCGGAGCGGCGGCTGGGACAACGGCTGGCGGATTGGTCGGCCTTGCTGCCGGGTTCCTGGGCATTAGCGCGGCGGTTGGCGGTTTACTCTACCCGCTGCTCGGCACCAAAACGGCAACCGAAAACCTCGACAAAGCCGCAAAAGACAGCAAGGCTACGCTGGACGCGCTGTCAAAAACCTATCGAGACAACTTGGTCGCGCAAGGCCAGCTAGACGTCAGCACGACGTCGGCGTATGACGGCCTGCTGAACTACACTCGCGGCCTCAAGGGGACACAGAAGGCCGTCGAAGCTATTACGCCACCAGTCAAAGCAGCGAAGCAGGCAGTCGATGAGCTTGCCAATGCGTACACGCGACTAGGAATCACGAACACAACAGACGCTATCGGCAGTTTTGTGCTGGCGCGTCGAGCAGTGGAGCAAGTGCGGGCGGCTTACGAAGCCAAGAAAGCGTCGTCCGTCGACCTACAACGCGCCACTGAAGCGCTAGGCCAGGAATATCTTAAGCTCATCGACGGCCTCGGCGCGATCCGCCCGAAGACACTAGAGGTCGCCGATTCGTTTGACTTTGCGCGTGAGCGGGCCATGATGGCGATCGGCGATATTCAGCTTGCGGCGGCATCGGCGCGGAACCTAGACTTGGGCCAGCTAATTATGACCGGCGAGCCGCGCCGGGACGACGGTGCTCTGGCCGGCGCGGAGCAGGCGCGTTCTGCCAAGCGCAACGCCGAGATGATAAAGATTCTGTCGCGCGACACGGCGGGCGACTGGAAAAAGACGCAGCAGGCCATCTCCCGGCAGGTCTCCACCATTGTTACCGACCTGTCGCGCGGCCTGGCCGACATCATCGTAAGCGGCGGCAAGGTGGGGCAGAAATTCGAGGAGTTGGGCAAACAGATTGCGAAGAGCTTGATCCGTACTGTGATCGAAAACGGCATCAACCAAGTCATAAAGGCGCTGGGCGGGCTGCTATCCAATCTCGGCGGCGTAGCCGGGGCCATCGGCGGGTTGTTCGGCGGCACGGCGAAGGCGGCTACGTCGGCCATCCCCGGCGTTGTGGGTGGCGCGGCAAGCGCAGCGGGCGCTGCGGTTCCGGCCGTGGCTGGCGGCGCGTCTACGGCTGTCGGTGGAGCGGCAGCGGCAGCGTCCGGTGGAGCAACGGCGATTGTAGGCGCGGTGGCCGGGGTAGCCTCGGCCATTAGCGGCATCATTGGGAACTTCCAGTTTGCGGCGATGAACAAGACGCTTGACTTAATCGAGAAGGAAGTCCGCTACTCGCAGATCCACCTTTTGCACCTGCTTGAAAAAAACAATGAGTACCTGCCGAAGCTGAAAGATATTTGGGAGTCGCTGATTCGCATGGAGACGCGCCAGATGGGCTTGGCTGGCGGCGGCGGGGCGGTGACCATTAATATCAGCACGACCGGCGACACGCGGCAGCTACTTGACGCATTGACCCGTGAGCTTAAACTGCTCGGAGTGATTCCACAGTGAGCATCGACGTTTACATCGGCGGATCCATCCGCGAGATTGTTCCGTACACTTTGTCGCTGTCGGCGACATTGGGCAACCGGGCTACGTTTGGTTGTCGCGTGGTATCCACCAGCGGCGCATATCGGCCGCAGCAGGGCCAGTTGGTCGAGATCTGGACCGGTGGCAACAAGCTCTGGGCGGGCAGCATCGACGAAGTTTCCGAAGTCTCGATCACCGAAGCAGGCGCGGCGGCAGGCGCGTTCTACGAAATCAGCGGCATCACCTGGGAGCAGCGGCTCGACCGGCGGCGGTGCTTCAATCCATCAACGGCGCTTCCCGCGCACTACGACGGCAGCTTCGTTTACACAGCCGACGCCAGCACGAATACGCTCACCACGGCGTCCGCGCATGGCAGGGTGAATGGTGACAAGGTTCGAGTCAAGGCGCACGCGCAGGGGGCCATTTGCGGCGGATTAAGCGGCACCATAGAGTACTTTGTGGTCAATGCTGGCGCGACTACGCTGCAACTGTCGCTAAGCTCTGGCGGCGGGGCGGTGGACATCACCGACACCGGCACGCTTGACCAAGTGCTTGTGACTGGTCGCGCCGGGATCATTGTCAAGGACCTCATCACCAACTTCGCCAGCAACGAAGGCATCGGCAGCACGAACGTCGATGACGGCGTCGTAGTGGACGTGGTCACCTTTGACGCATCGACCACGGTATCTGAAGCTATCGGCCAGCTGGCGGCGTTGTGTAACTTTGTCTGGTGGATCGACGAGGACCGCGAGCTGTATTTCAAGCCGAGGACGTTTGCGACCGCGCCGTTTTCAATATCCACCAGCAGCGCGAACTATCGTTCGCTACAGGCCCGGCGCACGAGAGAGGACAAAACGAACGCCACGCTGTCGCGCGTTCCGGCCGAGCAAGTGGCGGCACTGGTGGAGCCCTTCACGGGCGACGGCACGGCGCGGGCCTTTACGCTCTCGCGGCGGCTGGGGCAGATCGTCTCAATCCGGCTGAACGACCAAGATGTAGACTTTGGGCAGTATCTTTCGGACACGGACAAGGCATGGTATTGGCAGTTCGGCGCGACCGCGATTCGCCAAGACGCTGGTGGCGACGTGTTGACCAGCGCCGACACGCTGACGGTATCTTACCGGGCGCTGGGCGCTGACACGATCACGGCGGAAGATGCGGGCGACATTAGCGGCACTATTACACAGGAAGGCGGCGGCAGCGGACGCTACGAGGCGTTTTTGGAGCGCGATCTGGGGCAGGTGCAGGCGTTGGTCGAGGCCCAGCAGGTCATCGCGGCCAAGAAAGACCCGGTAACCGAAATCAGCTACGAGACGGACGAGCAGGTAG